TTTTCAGGTCATAACCGGTCCTGACCTCAAGGCCACACCGTTCAAACGCTTCTTCGATGTAATCCGCGACATCTAAGCCAAAATCAGTGGAACTGGACGTTGCCATTTTTTAATCTCCGGTAATAAGATTCACGAGTTTTATAGATATCTTCCCCATTAAACCTTTCAAGGTGCTTATCATAATACTCAGTGTCTTTAAGCTTCTGTGAAGCTTCATGCAGCTTACTCAAGCGTTGAACAAAAATCAGGGCATAGGGATCGCCTGTTTTTGATATAAATTCAACGTCGTACACTTCGCCATATTCAACATCATCTGGATGAACTCCCATTAACCAGATGTCCTTATCAATGAAGATCCCTTCTGCAATCGCGCCGTTCAACCCTTCTAAATAATAATGAAACTCTTCTGCCTCTTTAAACACAAGATCCACTACAATTACTATGTCAAAGCGGTCATCAAACGTGGAAATAATAGTAGTAAGGTCCTGAAAGCCGGGAGAATCCTTAAACCCAATTCCTACCTTTTTCTCCGCCCAAGCAGCCTTTGCATAAGGACACGGCGGCATATTGGAAAAATTAGGATTAACTTGCTCCAGTGCCACGGAGGACCACTGCCTTATCTCTTTGCGTATTGCCTCTTCCTTATTCATCTACCTTAGTTATAAAACACAGTAAAGGCGGTTACGTCAGTGGTCGTAAAGTTCACATACGCGCCATCACTACACAAAACCCCCTCATCTGGAATATCCGGATAATCGGCGGTGCTGGCAGTGCCCGAGGTCATAAGCTGCATAACCGTCGTGCCATTAGAGGCTCCGTTTTTAAAGTCCAGAACTCCTGCCGCAGCACTATTAACAAAGTAGATGCCCCGTAAACGAGTACGTCCTGCAAACACTACCTGATTGACCGTAGTTCCCGAACCCACTGTTACTGACCCACTCGTAGCACCATCAACAGCTACTTGTGTGACTGTCTTAAAGAGAGCTGTAGTTGAAACCGTGGCACTTACTCCAGGTCCTGCTATGGCTTCGGTAACCGCCGTACCGTCTGTAGCCGTGCCTGTAACCGTAAAAGTTTTGCCTGTTTCACTCGCTCCACCAGAAGTAATAGTGACGTTTCGAGCGGGAACCAGCGTAGCAACCCCCGCAGTTGCCAAAGCGCCGTTAATAGTCAAATCACCTGCGCCCCCCGGTGTCTGGGTCGTACATATTCCGTTAGGATCAGCCGCTGCTAAATCACCAGGAACGATATAGGTCGAAAAAGTATCTGAACCTGCCATAACTTACTCCTTGATTTCACCACGTAAAACCATTGCTTTATAAGCAGCACTATTAGGCGGAGGTAAGGTCCCGGTTGCTTTCTTTGGAGCCGCTTTCTTAGGAGCCGCTTTCTTAGGAGCCGCTTTCTTAGGAGCCGCTTTCTTAGGAGCCTTTTTAGTCGCCATTAGTAGGTAACCCCACGATCAACCGCAGCCATTATGTAATCAACACTCATGCTCTTAGTACCCGTAGCATCCCCTGACACTTCGACAGCAGCCGGGGTCATCAAGCTAGTGGGAATATTAGTGGTATGCGTACCAACCAACTGTCGGTTGTAATAAAACTGAACCGTATCAGTAGTTGTACCTTTAGTGCCAATAAACCCTACAGTGACATAAGTGTCATCAGTCAGGTTATAAGCAGCAGCAAGTTCTGTCTCTGTCTCTGTGTCAGATGCTTCTGTGATTAATCGAGTTAGAGACGAACCATCGTCTAACTGAAAACCTATCCGGTTTGAAGCAGTAAAAGCAGCTTCAGGATTAGTAGCAAAATTTTCACAAAGCCCTATCCAAATATCCATCTGCCCCACACCAGAACCGGATGTAGAAGAAGCAAAGAACCGGGCTTCAAAAAAGAGTTTTTCTCCAGCAGTCGAGGGCAACTGAAATATCTCATTACCCTGAATCGAAGCACCGTCATTATCAGTAGTAGCTTGCGAAGTAAGCGCCAATACACCTGTAGCCGTATCAGCCGAAAGAGCAGCGGTAGCACTGGTGTCTTTTACCACCGTCCAGTCATTGGTAGCATCTAGAAGTATACCGGTGAAGTCATCGTACAAAACCGCCTGATCAGGCCAAACCCCAACTTGGAGGTTTTCAAGCCCTTTACGGGCAGCGGAATAAAGAATTGGACCTTTAAAATGAGTAGCCATGTAAGCGTCTCCTGTCGTGGCTAGTGTCTATCTCGGGATGAGATAGTCAGGTAACAGGATCAGTATACCCAAATAAAAAAAGGGCGACAAGAATGCCGCCCTTTTCTTAATACATTGCTGTATCTATGCGCCGGGAGTACCAAATACACATCTCCAGTCAGACACGCCGAAAGAATATCTTTCACGTGCCTTGAACCGCATATTACCAGTGTCAAAGTCCCCTTCCATCGCTGTTTTCAGCGGAGTACGGTTGAAGAGCTTGAACCCATTTGGACAGTCAGTTTTAACGAAAAACGCATCTGCATCAGTGAAAAAGTGGTTAACCACGGCTCCCTCTGGAAGCATTCCCATTGATTTCATTGCGTTTATGTCGTTATCCGCTGTGCCCGGACGCAGATTAGAGTTAATAATCCTTTCCGCGATAAATTGAAGTTCTTTAGGAATCAACAATTTAGTACCACGTACCGCGATCTTCAGACCACGCTCATCGGTAAATCCTGCAATTTGGATGAGGATCTCTTCAAGAGAAGTCTCATTCAAATCAGCAGCAGTCGCCAATAAGTTGGTCTGGCTACCCGATAAGCTTGGGTGAGCTGCGGAACACAGTGCAGCGCCATCGCCTATGGGAGAACCGGTAGAAAAAGCATTGTTCATTACCGTCGCACCTTTAATCTGCTTGGTTTGAGACATTGAACGTGCTAGTGCCCGAGTGTAGCGTTTAGCAAGACTATCATAAAGATTGTCCTCTACCGCTTCCTCGGTGATGCTAAAAGCTAATGCAATGGTTTCCATTGTGTAACGTGCAGTATACGTCTCCTGCGCGTCATCAAAAGAAATGGCACTACCTTCACTCTTAACAGGGGCCGTTCCGAAACCGGACAGCATCACTTCTTCTTCAAAAGCTCTGTCAGAGCTTTCAGATTCAAAGATTTCTGCTGCTTCGTCTTCATAACGGTCATATTCCAACCCAAATAAGGCATTCAGGCCGGGTTCTAGTTCTTTCGCTAGTTGAGCGCGAGAAATAGTCATCTAGGGCCTCCTTATAAACCGGTTGAGTCAGCAGTCGACTGTGAATCAAAGCGACGAGTGCCAGCGTTAAAGTGAGCGTTTAGCCGTACTATCAAGGGAATTCCCGCTGCGGTGTAATCACTATTTGCGTCATCATCTACAATACCGACAATACGCAAAGGTAATGTTGCTGTAGTGTTAACACTCGACACACTAGCCTGAGAATTGGATTTACCTGTATCGGTAGAACCGGTACGGGCAGATGTTCCCAAATCAGTGTTAGCAAAAATAGTTGCTACCGCAGTAGCTCGGCTGGTTAAAGAAGCATCCGAAGATACCTGGAACAACTGGTTTGGATTATCAGCGACATAAGCGCGGACAGGATAATTCGTGTCCACACTTACTGCGCCTGATCCGGGCCAGTAGTCCAACCATACGGGTTGCTTCCGAACGGAGTCTTGGTACATAACACCAGTTAAAACACCCAGTGCTTGAGTTGTACCCCCCGCTGTATCACCTGCATAATCTATGTACCCAGTGCTAAGTGGAACTACGATTCCGCCATTATAGATAACATTAGTGTTACCACTAGCGATTTCGTATTCAGTGACACCCGTTGAATTGGGACCACTACCCACCATACCAATAGGACGTAGACCATAGGCAGTTTCTTGATTTGCCATAAGACTAATCTCCTAAGAAATTAAAGGTCACTCTTTACGAGGACCACCAAAAGTTACACGAGATTGACGGTCAGGTTTACTGATCGTCATAGAAGAGTGGCTGTTTTCTCGCATCAGATTATCATCTACAGCTTGCTGTAGATCTTTGGCTCGACCATGGTAATAAGCATTTCTTTCTTTTACCGTTTCGAGTGGTATACGAGCTAACATTAACCCTCCAACCCCAAAAACACCTTCGTATTTTCCTGATTCAACAACCGGAGACTCGAAATCCGGATACTCTGAGGCTCGAACAAGTTCGTAGCCTTCTCGTAACCTGGCAGAAACATTTTTCGTGTCTTGAAAACCACGTGCTTCTGCGCGAATCCATCGATGTTTGTACCCTTCGGGTGCAGGTGGTGCGTCCAAACTAGAGGCGGGTGCCCAAGGTTTCCTCTGAGCCTTTTTTTCTCTAGTTTCCGTTGCGCGAGGAGTTTTTGCGGTGCCCTCAAACCCTTTCTTGCTTGTAGACATCTAAATTCTCCTATTTAACGTATTTCGCGTATTCTGATTCAGGCACACCTAACTTAGCCGCAATAGTTCTTTGGCTAGGCGTGAGTTTTACTTGCCGTCGATTACGTCCAGTTCGTGAGCGGGAAGCTCCAGCAACCGTCTGAGCGCCACGTTTTGCTGTTCCGTTGGTTCTAGCAGCGGGTTCCGAACCCGAAAAATTATCCGGAAACATGTCCCGAATGCGGAGATCAATTTCATCATAATACTCATCGCTCGTAGGGTCAAATCCTTCTTCCTCTACCAAGACCTCATGGATAGCTCTTGCCGCTCCCGTCATTGCTACATCCCGGTCCGGAGTTTGAGCCATGGAAAACCATTTATTCTTACGTGCCCACTCTTCCGCACGTGGGTCCCGTTGAATTTGCTGTTGAGGGGGCTGCTGCGGTTGCGGTTGCTGCTGTGCAGCTTTTTGGTGTTGTGCCCTTGCTTCAGAAACACGCTTCGCTTCTTCCAACTTGGATTTTTGAACTTGAATCTCAGTTAACCTACTCTGGGCAGAAACCGTAGCGTCTGGGTCAGCACTGCGAACGGCCTGTTTAAGAGCTTCCTCTGCCGACTTTTCTTCAGCAGCAATTCGGCCAGAATATTCGGACATGTAGCCATGATCCACCTGCTTTAAACGAGTCTTGATTTTTTCTGATTCCGCCTGAACTTGTTGGGCATAACCAAGGGCTTCCTGCTCGTTCCGTTCCGCTTCACGCATTTTTTTAGTAAGTCGATTTATACGTTTCTGAACCGATTCGGAATATTGTTCAACCTCCTCCTCTGATTCGGTGGCAACTTGTTCTTCCTCTTCCCCGGCAATCACAACCTTCTCTTCGTATTCCTCAAATTCCAAGTCTACCTGCCCATCATCCACTACGTGTGTTTGTTTATTAGATTTCGCCATTGCAGTCTCCGTTAATAACTGAGTATATCGTCAGGATTTTTGATAGTAGCCAACACTTCATCGTCGTTAAGAATACGAACTTCTCCGCCTTCTATACGAAACCGGGAACCTGCATAACGAGGAAAGATCACCCACTCCTTTTCATCACACCACGGTCCATCTGGAAACTTATCCGTATCGGCATAACACAGGGGACCTTGTTTCAACACATAGCCCACCACTGTTTGAACCTGATCTTCATCCAACTGCTGATCGGTCAAGAGAATGCCGCCAGAAGTTCTGCCCTTACCTCTGTACGGTAGGACAAGCAACCTCCAACCCGTTGGTTGGGGCATACGGTCTAATAAAGTGGGATCTATAGAATCAGGATCAAGGACCTGTTCCTGTGGGTCAACATAAGCGTCTTTTATCGAAGTTTCTGTGGATACGTCAGTCATCAAATTGCTCCTGTTTGTCTATCAGGCCCGAGAGTTCCTGTTCTATGTAAGACAAGGCACTAATTTCTCCCATGAGTTTTTGATACTCTTCCATGGACTTAATGCCGTTATTTCCTAAAATGTCGATTACGGTATTTCGTCTATCCTTAATTGTTTTTTGAATAAATTGAATTACATCAATTTCATCCATTCGCATATTCCCTCATGTAGTTAGATATAATCGTAGCTAATCTTATACCATCTCCGGATCAAATTCCCCTCTTTCTATTAATTTTTCACGATTATAAGCGTGAGCTTCAGCTACAGTTTCCTTATTCGCACCATCATACTTAACCGCGTGATTATGGGCCACTAATAAAGCATTAATACACTGGTCATCGGCCCAAACCGTCCCTAATACACGCCCAAATTTCCCTTTTTCCAATTCCGTAAGCACTTTGATTTCTTTGGCGGATTTTAGCCGGTCTTTAACGAACTGTTTACTAAGCATTCCCCTCGCCTTATGGTCTAAATCAAGGCTTCGACATTCGGGGGCGTCTATACCGACGAGCCTGACTCGGGCTTTATGAAAGATTGAGAACCCAAGATCCATGGTTAAATCCACGGTGTCGCCGTCAACCACGCGCCTCACTTTACAGGAATATTCAAACATAGGTATTCGTCTTAATCATGTCAGTTACTTCTATGGCTCGGCCTTTTACTTGTCTGGCCCACCGGGAATCGAAAAATTCGAGAGCAGCTTGGTCATGGTCGCCCCTTTCCATGTGGCCTAACGCTTTTTTAAACCCTGAAAAACGAAATCGTCCCAGATTAAAGTGCATATTGATGATTCCGTCTTTTCTAGCACCGTCCTCAAGGTCGTTAAACCACGGATATTCTGAACTTAATTCCTTGATAGTACGCTCGATGTCGTTCTGGAGCATATAGTCGATCTCGTCATCACTAATCCCTAATCCGTGATGCTCTTCAGTGTCAGAAATATTCCTGCCGCATCCTATCGTCAACACACCCAAACTGTCTTTATAGGCGT